GAAATAGATACATGTGGAGGAACTTTTTAGGACTATGAAAGAACCCCCTCAGTAGATGAGTCAGTAACTCTCTCATAGTTTCTTCCACACTATATTCTGGATCAAAGTTGAAACTCATCTTCTGAGTCATCCTCATTAGCTGTGGGCTTACTTCTCAGCAGTGCTACAGTATTTTCTCCCCCTTCCTTCATTGTAATACTGTCAAACTTCAGAGACTCTAGTAATTCTCTAGTAGTTTCTTTAGCTTTGGGATTAGACCAGTAATCAATCACCTCTCTTTTTTCATCACCAAAATGGTCTAAGAACTTCTTTCTAGCTTCCAGTACTTGAGTCTTATCTACTTTGGAAATATCTGCCTGCTTGCTGACTTGTGCAAAAAACTCTCTTGCGTCCTGGACAGCGTTAGGATTACCAATATCTACAGGGCTTTCTATTTCAATTTCTTTCTCTTCAACCTTACCCCCTCTAAAGTCAGCATACTTTCCAGCTAGGTTAGGAGTCTCTGAGAACCATTCAAACCCTGAAGTAGTATCAGCCCCTGCCCCAACACCTCTATACATTTTATGCTTTCCCCTACCATGACCAGGCCTAGGTCCAGAACCTGGTCCACCGTTATTTACTAACTGTTCCCAAACTTCCTCATTAGTCGCAGGGGGCTTAGGGGATTCATGAGCTATCTGTTGGGTATTAGGATCATAGAGAGATTCCCCGTCTTTAACCTTGATAAAGGGGCTAGATTCAGGCTCTGGAGGAGGATCAGAAGGTAAGTGACCTGGCATAATGTTGTCTTCAGTGTCAGGATAGCTTTCCTCCAAGTGCTCAGTGACCTGCTCCATAATATCTGAAGCCTCTTTACTGTCATAGCCTAGCTCTTTTTCCAGGAATGTAGCAGGAGGAATCAGAGATTCTACACCCCCTTGAATATAGGCTGCTGCTGCCTGAGTTCTCGCTAGAGCATTCTTGGCTTTCTGATCAGGGGATTCTTCATCAGTCCTAGGCCATACAACCTTATAGCCCTTTGCTTCCTGCTTAGTTACCCCCTTATCCTCTCCCTGAAGAGAAGGAACAGGGTCTGCAGCCTCACTAGCTTCTTCTGTTGCAACTTCTACAGGATCTTCTGACATTTCCTCAGGGTCATCATTGCTGCTGTTAGGAGCAGGCAATACACCCATTAGAATGAGTCTATCAATGAAGGGTACAATTACCCTAGGAGTAACATACCGTTTACGCCTACCCTGTAGTCTCTCATCCCAGGTATCAGAATCCTGAGAACTTGCTAGCTCCCCTCTTTCACTACCCATAAAGATACGTTGAGGGATACCTTTCTGGATACAGATAGCCTTAATCTCACCGTCAATATGTGCGGTAGGATCTACTACTGAAGGTGCCAACTGCTTAGCAGTCATACCAGAAAGTTGGATAGCCCTATCAAGCTTGTTGAAGTAGTTATCCATCATATCCCTCATGGCAGTTTGATCAATAACAACGTCACCACCTAACTGAGGATGAGTCTCAATAGATAGTCCAGGGAATGCCCCTCTCCAATACCCTTCTGCAGAACCTCCATAAAGCTTAGCAAGGTCCAGTAATCTATTCACAACAGGACGCATTCTAGGGATACCGAATACCTCGCTATTGCGTCTGCTATCAGCTACGTGAATAACTCTAGACCAGTGAACTCTAACAGTAGCAAGGGGCAGCCCTACCCCTGTAGCCTGATCTCTTGGATCATTAAGAGTCACTAGATACATGATAGGCTGTCCGAATCTTGGATTATTCGTTGCTGCCTCATACTGGACAATTTGAACTAGGGATTGGTCAAAGGCTCTTAAATAGAGTAGCTTCTTTTTACCCCCTGTAGGTTCAGGAGACATACCTGAATTATAGGAATTGAAATACTGGGCGTCAGTACCTAACCTTCCCCCTGCTTCAGGGAATGCTGCAATAGGTAGACCGTAGGCAGTGCTAGGAGTTGCTCCCTGTGTTTTATCATCCTCTGTGTTGACACTCTTAGGGATACCGTCAGGAGGAGCGTTATCGACAGGTTCCTGCAGTTGCTTTCCGTCATCAATACCTAACAGTAGAATACCGAATGAACCGATACCGGAAAGGATATCAACTCTTTCAAGATACTCCCAGATAGGTGAAGATTCTTCATCAATATGGTGTGTATCCTGTCTTAATTGCTTATTGAGTTCATTCCAAGCTTTCTCAAAGGGTGTAGAGATTTCTGGATCATCATCCTCTATTACTTCAGGAGAGACTTTCCAGGTTTCTTTAGGCTCTACTTCTACAGTTCTAGCAGCAATACCTTCCCTGTCATATAGATCACGATAGAACTGAGGGGTTAGCTCTGAGGCTGAAGGATACCCACATTCCTTATCAAGGTTTCTGCGGGGGTCTAATAGCCTTTGCGTGATTGTAGAGCGTAGCGTAGAGGCATTGTTTACCAGTTGAGTCAATCGCTCATAGATCTTAGCTTGTAGGATTTCAGCGTTGGTATTATCTACAAGGTATCTAGGCTTATGAGTAGAGTAGGGATTGAATTCAAGTGTCATCATTTAACTCCAAGTAATAAAGCAAACAGGAACATCATAAGAAAGCCAGTGAGCATCATAGCACATCCACAGCCAATCAGGTTAGTGCCGCAACTCATTAGTGGTGATTGTTTCATATTAGAGTCTCCTGGTACATCGTACAGCTTTGGATGAAGCCTCTTCTGAAGTGCTGACCATAAAAGTAGTTCTCTTCTCAACATACTGTCTTGGAAGAAATACTTCTCTATTGGACTCATTGCACTTGAGACAGAGTCGATTCCCTATCCCCATTGAAATAAAATCACGTTTACACTTCAAGCAGACTCTAATGCGAACGCCCATGATAGTTTACCCTTAAAAGGCTCTTCCCGCAAAGGCTGGCTTTCTACGATATTCAAGGCCAAATACAGCTAATACTAATGCATCAGATTCGTCAGGGCTACAGCCTAACAACTCTAACAGGGTAGGCTCTGAGGTCTTCTTGTTTCCTGAGAGAGAAGGTCTATTCTTAGGCAGCATTCTAAACCTTCCCTCTTTATCAAACAGTAGCGGCAAAGGTGCCAATTGTCTCTTCAACTCTGTGAACCTAGCAGGAATGCCGAAGCCTTTAGGATTAAGAGAAGGGTCCAATAGTAGTCTCAACATACCGTACATTTCAGCCCTACGATTGGCATAGACATACCTGGTTTCCTTCTCTTCAACTCTCTGAGCTAGCGGAGAGACTATCCTACGCTTTAGTTCTGGACTAGCTGCCTCACCAAAGCCTACCGTTCTTACGTTTAAGCCTCTCTCGCGTAGTGTGCAGGCATGTTGATAACCTCCTCCACCGGCATCAAACAGAATATTCTCAGCAAGTACCCCATACTGAGTTTTTAGGGCCATAGTTCTGTTGACAATTACCGTAGTGTCCTTAGTTTTCATTGAGATGAGGTCTATCAACCCTAACTCATCGCAAATAGCCCATGCAGTATTGTCGCCCCCCATAGCACTATCTACGCCGATAGAGACAGCCTTACGATTTACCCCTTGCAACTCGTTAGCCCTACGCTCTGCAGCAATGAGCCAAGGGCCAGGATACATCTTAGCTTCAGAACCTTCATAGAACATAGCGTCCAAGCTAATACACTGCTTGACAGGGTCCCATAGCCTCCTATTGCGTTTGTAGTCTGCATAGCTTTTTACACCAGGGAGTAGCATCTCATTGGTAGGTTCTATTCCTTTACTTTCCTGCATTAGCCCATACTTAACATTTGGACTATCTTCAGCAGTGATTCTGATTACCTTACGATAGAAGCCTTTCCCATTATCCCTAGGGATATCCCCTCCTCTATCCTCAGAACCTGGTAAACCCTGTACAGCCCTTTTGAAGAAGTTCTCACAGGGGTAACAGTTACCGATATAGAGCTGCCTATCTGCCCAGGTGTCAAACTTATTCTTATAGATATCAGGCAGACCGCTAGCCTCATCACCTACCGCTAATGTTCTAGG